AGAAGATATATATATCCGATTTTGCACCACCTATCTCAAACGGCTATTAACAGAAAAGCCAACTACGGAACTACTGTTGATAAGGATAAGTTGGAAACGTTTATACACTTTGTCTGCAAAGAAAGGAATATTCAAGTACCTGACTTTTTAAGCAGTTCAAGGAAACGCCACTTAGTAGAAGCAAGGCAATGGGTTTGTTACTACTTTACCGAGTATTGCAACCGAATGAAACTAAGCAAGCCAACATTAGGCTACATAGGTGAACAGATAGGGGGCAAAGACCACGCAACGGTACTACACGCTATAGGCGTTATCCAAAACCTATTAGATACTGATAGAACAAAAAAAAACGAATTTACCAAACTTTATAACAAATACCTAAATGATTAAGACCGTAACAATAGAATTAGAGGTATCGGTAGATTTTGCCGCAAACGAGATACCCGCAGACCGCAGCGACATAGATATTCACCGGGTACTATTAGGCGGCAAAGACATAACCCAAGCCTTAACACAAAGCCACTTTGCCTTTGATATTATAGCCGATGATTTAGTAGAACAAATAAACAATTAAAACTATGAGAACTTTAAGAATTGACAAAGAAACCAACCCATTAGGTACTGTTAAATACTACCTAATGTATCAAGCCGATGAGGGCGAGTTGTTTAAGCCGATAGGTTTTAGCACAAGCGAAGCCGATATATTAGGCGAGTTTGCTAAAGCAAAAGAAAACATAGACTTAGGCATCGCCGGTACAACAGTAATCAAACAAGAAACATTTTAAACTATGGAACTTCAGAAATCAGACAGCATCGTTAACCTTACCAAAGCCTTAATGCTTTTTAGTATCAAGATAGGTAAGATTAAAAAAGAAAACACCAACCCGTTCTTTCATTCGCTTTACGCAGACTTACCCGCTATACAGGATGCCATAGCCGACCCGCTACAAGAAAGTGGCTTAGTGGTTACGCAGTTGCCTTGTGGCGATGGTTTAATAACTATGCTTGCCCACGCAGAAAGTGGAGAGTATATTATGGCTAACAGCATTATGAAGCCCGTTAAGAACGACCCGCAATCTATGGGTAGTGCCATTACCTACCAACGTAGGTATTCATTAGCCGCCTTGCTTAACCTTAACATTGATAAAGATGATGATGGTAACGCAGCAAGTGTAGCACCTCAACCCGTACAACTAAATGAGAAGCCCTGGTTAAATAAGTATTCCGATAAGAACAAAAGCATACTATCTAAAGAATGGAACGGTGCTATTGTTAAGCTGCAAGACGGAACAACAACCATTGCTAAGATTAAAGACTATTACCGGGTATCAAAAGAGAACGAACAAGAATTACTTAACATACGATAAATGATTGGAGGAATAATAAACACTATGGAAACATCAGCATTAGTAGAACATTTTAACAAAGCCGATATTAGTTTTGATGTATGGGCAGAGCAGCGAAGAGGTAAAGTAACTGCAAGCCTTGTGCATAAACTAATGAAAGGATTTAACAACGAAACCGCTAAGACGTACATTAAGACCTTAGCGGGGGAGAGCATAGGTATTTACGATGAGGACAATTACCAAAGCCCGGCAATGATAGCGGGTAGCGTCAATGAGTTTGCAGCGATGCAAGAATATATCAGCTACCCAACCACCGGTGCCGTTATCTATGGCTCTAAAGTATTTGTACCGCTTGGTGAGAATGCAGGGGTAAGCCCTGATGGGGTAGAACTGATAGACTTTCAAAAGATATACCTTGAAGTTAAATGCCCGTTTACCCCTAACAAGTATGTTGAATTGATATTGTGTAACACAGTAGAAAAGCTAAAGAAAGAACGACCCGATGTATACTGGCAATGTGTAATGAATATGCTTGTGTTGGATTGCCAAGCGGCTAAGGTATTGGTTTATCATCCTAAAAAGGGGCTAAGGACTATTGACGTGCCACGAATAGAAGAGGATATATTAGAGTGCCAAGAGGCTATCAATAAGGCAGTAGAGTTGAAGTTAGAGTTAACAGCAAAACTAATTGATGTACTCACTACCAATTAAGCCACTAAGCGTTAACCAGGCTTGGCAGGGAAAACGGTTTAAGACTAAAGACTATTTGAGTTATGAACGGGCGGTGATGTTGATGTTGCCAAAGTTAAAGTTACCAGAGCCGCCTTTCATTCTCACTTTAGAATTTGGTTTTAGCAGCCCCCTGGCAGACCTTAGCAACCCGATAAAACTCTTTGAGGATATACTGCAAAAGAAGTACGGGTTTAACGATAAGGAGATTTACAAGATAGTAGCCACCAAAACACACACTAAAAAAGGTAACGAGTTTATTAACTTTAAAATTGAACATTATGAACAGACAAATTAAATTTAGAAGTTGGAATAACAATAGAATGTTATACAGCCACAACAACACTATTAATAAATCAAACGTTCAAAACAGTTGGTTTTTTAATACAGTAAATGAGGATGATATTATAATGCAATACACTGGGTTAAATGATACTAACGATAAGGAAATATATGAGGGGGATATAATACAGTTTAAATGTGAAGATAGTGTGGAGGAATTAGGCTATTTTTTCATTACAGGAATTGTACTATATAATGGTGGAAGTTTTAGAGTTAGTGAACTTGACTTTGATTACGCATCTAAAGGTGAGTTACCAATGACATTAGAGGAATGGTTAAATGATAGTTGTGTTATTATTGGCAATATGTATGAAACACCTGAACTGCATAACAACCCACCATTAGATTAAAAAACATTTTGCCGATTAAAAAATAATTACTATATTGCACACGCACAATTCAATTACATCAACAATGACAAAGCAATTATCTATTAACAATAAGCCTCTAACAAGGCGCAATCGGAGGGAGTTGATGCCCGGTGCAACCGATTGTGTCTTAATGTTAGGGGCTATCCTTGTTTAGATATGGCGAAGCGACCTTACGTTAAATTTTATGTTGATGATTTCTTTGGCAGTTTTAAAACCCAAAGGATGACTACCGAACAAATAGGTGCTTACTTTCTTATGCTTATGGCATCAAGTCAAGAAGATAATATAGACCTTTTAGATGATGATGAGTTACTGGGTTCTATCACAAGGCTTGGCAAAAAATTTAAAAACAATTCAAAGGTTTTAAAAAGTTGCTTTAAAAGTGATGATGGTAAGATTTACAGCGACAAGCTAAGAAAGGTACTTAAGGAATATGATACTTACGTTGAAAATCAACGCATTAAGTCTTTAAAAGGAGTTGAGGCTCGCAAACCCACGGGTAACCCACGGGTCAATTATTCAGAACCCACGGGTAACCCAACCATAACCATAACCAATAACCATAACCAAGAACCTATTATAAAAGAAATTAATAAAGAAAAAGTGGCGGCTTTTACAAAGCCTACTTGGAACGAGGTTGGTAACTTTATTTTTAAACATTTATTAGAAAAAGATATTAACCCCGACAAACTAAAAGTACAAGCCGAAGCTAATAGCTTTGTTGACTACTACGAAAGCAAAGGGTGGTTGGTAGGTAAAAGCCCGATGCGTAACTGGCAGGCCGCAGCCCGTAGATGGGTTATTGACAAAGACGTAAAGGCAGAGGTTGTTCAACAACGTAAATTTTTAGGAGAGGACTAATGAAAAGAAAAGATACAAAATACATAGACCTTGCGGAGTTTGATAATAACTTACCCCCGGCTGATGTTGAACTGGAGAAAGTGGTTTTAGGTAGCTTGCTTATTGAAACAGGCACCATGCAAAAGGCAGAACAGTTTTTAGATGCCGATTGTTTTTACCATCCACCGCACGCTGAAATATACAAAGCTATTGTTGCGCTATACAACAGCCAACAGCCCTACGATATTATGACTGTAACCAATAAGCTAAGAGCCGATAAGCAATTATCTTTTATTGGTGGGGTGGTTTACATAGCAACCCTAACAAACAGGGTAGGTGGAACGGGCAACCTTTTAGCGCATTGTGCTATCTTAAAACAAAAAGCCCTGCAACGTAAACTTATAGGTACCGGGTACGATATGGTTAAGGTTGGCTACGATGATAACAAAGATTGCTTTGATGCTATTGATGAAGCGGAGGCGAGTGTTAAGTCAATATCCGCATCGTTAATTACAAGCCAAAATAACTTAAAGACCTTTAGAGATTTAATGCAGATGGAGGCAGATGCTTACGATGCAATGGCAAGCGGTAAGACCAGGGGAGTAAATGTTAATATCTACAATTTAGACGTATATACCAACGGTTGGCAGAACGGAAACCTGATTGTGATAGCAGCCCGTCCTGCAATGGCTAAGTCGGTACTGGCATTAAACAACGCCAAAGAAGCTGCAAAGAATAAAGTGCCTGTTGCTTTCTTTAGTTTGGAGATGAGTAGCGTAGAACTGATGCAGAGGTTAGCAAGTGATGAGGCTGATGTAGATTTTGACTTGGTAAGGAGGGGAAAAACAAACGATGCAGACAGGGCTAAGATAAACACCGCACTTGGTAAAATTGAAAATTTGCCCCTTTACATTGACGATACCGCACAAACTACCGTGTTAGGGATATGGAATAAGGCAACAAAGATTAAAAGCGAATACGGGCTTGGAATGATAGTTGTTGATTATATCCAGTTAATATCAGCACCTGAAATGGGTAGCTATGCCGATGCCAATGCAAGGGTAAGCCACATAACCCGAAACCTAAAGCTGATGGCTAAAGAGTTAAACGTTCCTGTAATAGCCCTAAGTCAATTAAGCAGAGAGGTTGAAAAACGTGGAGGGCAAAAACGCCCGATACTATCCGACCTAAGAGATAGCGGCAGCATAGAACAAGATGCTGATGTAGTAGTATTCCCGTGGAGACCTGCATACTACGATATAACGCACGATGCCAATGGCAACCTTTACCCTGATGGTTATGCTGAATTGATATTTGCCAAGCATAGGAACGGTAGCTTGGGGGATGTGAGGTTAACCTTTACCGGCAATCGCCAACGCTTTACATCATTCCAAGAAACGCACCCGCAAATTAAAGAACAACCACTAAAACCCAATGTTGATTTTACAGAACCAACCAAACAACGTAACGCACCTTTCTAATGGACTTATCAAAAGAAATAAAATCGTTTATTCAAGGGCTTGTAAATAGCAGAAAGAAGCTATTAGCCGCCAACATAGGCAACACCTCGTCGCCTGTAATTAAAAAGCACGAAGCACTAACAAAGGCATTTGATTATGCCAAGTCAATCAAGACCAATGAGGTTGGTTGGTGCAAGTTTTTACAACGGTGGGAAAAAGATATTAGGCACATTCTTATAGCCAACCGCTCACTCGCAGCAATGGAAATGAAGCTGATGTTAATAATAATTGAAGTTAATAAAACAAGGTAAGATATGAAGCTAACAAGTGTTATTTATAAAACCAGCTATCCCAAAAATGAAACGCATACTGTTTTTTTTAGATGCAAATGTGGGTGTGAAAGCTTTTACCGGGCAAAGGTTGACTACCAATATAGTTTTCTAACGGGAAACTACTTCTGTATAAACTGCAAATCAATACATAACTATTACAGCGATGCCTTTTACTACGATAAACAAATTAAACAACCAAAGCAACTAACTTTATTTTAACCCCCTAACCCCCAAGCGATTAAGCAAAAAGCAAATATAATGTTTGGAGGCAGTGGTAAAAAGTAGTAATATCGCAATATGAAAGAAAGCGTAAAAGTATCAAAGGACTTGTTAACCCAAATAAAGGAACGCAAGAAAGCAACCGGCATAACCATAACCGCCTTTGTAGAGCAAGCCATAACCGACAAACTTAAAACCAAGTAACAACACTAACAATGGAGAATAACACCGCAAATAGAATGAAAACAGCAGAAGAAGTATTAGACGAAAACTTTAAACACAAAGGTGTGTCTAATATAATTAGCAAACAAGGTCTTGTGTATAAGGGAACTATTAAGGCTATGGTAACCTACGCTACCCAACAAACAGCAGACCTAACAACCCAGTTAGCAAAAGCCAATTCCGATAAGGAGAAAATGGGAAAGTTGTTGAAACGTATTAATGAAACATTTATACTAACGCCGGCATCTACTGAACACATTTTACAAACCCTGCAAGATTGCGGAATAACCCTTTAAAAGATGGAGAACACCTTAGATAACAGAAGCCCAAAAAGCAGCCGCAGCCATCAAGCAATACCTAAGTATTAACAAGTTTTAAAGATAGAAGAAATGACAGCGAAAGAACTTAGAATTGGTAATTTAATTTACCATCACTATTACACAAGAGTACCTGGTACGCCCGATGAAAAAGAGCATTTTGATATATGCAAGGTAGAAAGCATTGAACACGAACTGATAGTAAACGGTAAAAATACGGTTGCTTGGTATCAACCTATCCCCCTTACAGAAGATATACTACTAAGGTCGGGGTTTGAGAAAATTACCGATAAAAAAGATGGATTTAAACAGTCGTCTTACTCAATAGGCAATGGAATGTTAATTGTAACTTTTGATGATGGATTATTAAGTGTTGATTTTGGGAAACCATTAAACTATAAGTACTTACACCAACTTCAAAACCTATACTTCACCCTTACAGGAACAGAACTAATTACCAAATCTAACTAACATGGCAACAGCGTTACAGGAATTAATAGCCGAATTGCAAATAGAAATGCAAAAAGCACAAGAACAAGATAGCCCAAATATAGCATCGGGCTTTTGGCACTCAATTGTAAAGGCACAAGCCAAACTCCCCAAAGAGCGTGAACAGATAGAACAAGAGGTTTTAAATGCTATAAAATGGGTAGAAGATAATTTTTACTCCAATGGTAATGATTTTTTTACACACATAGATACACAAGTGCAGTACAAGCGTGCTGAATTATATAAACACTACGAAACCAACTCTAACACCAACAAAGTTTAACAATGAAACCGCACATAGTAAACTACCATAAAGCACTTGGCTATTCTTTTGGAGATTATATTGGTTGCGAATGTTGTGCAAGCAAAGCGGTTGACATACACCACATAATACCCCGTTCAAAGTTTGGCAGCAAAAAAAAGGCAGAACAAGACCACGCCAACAACCTGGTTGCACTTTGCCGGGTATGTCATAACTTAGCGCACGATAATGTAATAACCAAAGAACAACTGCAAATTATTGTAAGTAAACGTATATCTTTGTAGTAATGAATCGCCAAACGTTATTAGAACACATTGCCAAAGATAAAGACGTTAAAGCAGCGTGTTATAATATTTGCAAGGGGATTGATGCAAAGGAGTTTTACCAACATATCATTTATAAGATTTGCGAGATACCAGAGGTTAGGCTATTAGAGATTTACTCTAACAATCATTTAAGGTGGTACATAATTAAAATTATAATGAATGAGGGAAGCGAATGGTTAACGGTTAAAAAAAGGGTTGAATACCTATCGGAGTGCCACGATACAATTGATGAGACGTACAACTACGAGTTAGACATAGAAGTTAGCAAGGTAGAGGAGAACATTAACAACCTACCAAGTTTTGAAAAGAGAATGTTATTAGAGTATATTAAGTCGGGCAGTTACCGCAAACTATCCGATGAGAGTGGAATACCATACCGAACAATTGGCAACCACGTTAAACGCATTAAAGACAAGCTGAAATGAAAGAAATTTTAATCTATACATACATAGTTGCAACGGTTTTAATATATGCTGCGGCTTTTGTACTCTTTTACAAGTGGTATTTGTTTGACAAAAAAAACCGCTAAAATGAAAATCTTAGGAGTAGAGCAGAACAAATCAGGTAGCAACTATTATAGGTTGGAGATGCCATTTCAGCATTTAACCCAAACTACCGACATAGAGTATGCCCGGTGCAACACTATTAACGGGATGCCTAATGAGGTTTTGCAGCAATTTAATGCGGTAATTTTTAGCAGGGAGTTTGAACATTACAATGATGTTAAAAACATAAAGCTAATAGCAGACCAATTAAGAACATTAGGAGTAAAGATAATAGTTGACATTGATGACTACTGGAACTTATCAGCGTTCCACGTTCTTAAAGAACAGTACCGAATATTTAAAGTACCCGAAAAGATAATAGAGAGCATCAAGTATGCCGACCTTGTTACGACAACCAATGTTCAGTTAGCCGAAAAGATAAGCAAGCTAAATCATAATGTAGAGGTTTTGCCAAATGCTATCTACCCCGAAATATACCCACAATTCCAACCTAACTATGTACCAGGGGATAAGTACCGAATAGGTTATATGGGTGGCGTATGCCATTGGGAAGACGTTGTACTGATGCAAGATGGGTTTAAACAACTACACGCTGATAGGGAATTACAAGGTAGGTTTACCGTTAAGCTATTTGGGTATAACGATGAAAGCCCAGAGTACGGTAGATTTGAGCAAGTGTTTACGGATAGGGGTAGGGGCAAAGATTATGAGAGGGTTTACGCTACCGATGTTTACAACTATGCTTTAGGGTATAACCATTTAGAAGCCTGTATTGTTCCGCTAAACGATAACACCTTTAACAATTGCAAGAGTGAGTTAAAAATGATTGAGGCGGGGTTTATGGGTAAGGCTTGTATAGTATCTGATATTAAACCATATACTGATGTAATTAAAAATGGTGTAAATTGCATTGCGATTGATAAGAATAAAAATCATAAAGACTGGTACAAGGCAATGCGTAAGCTTATTAACGAGCCTGACTATGGAAAGTATTTAGCCGACAACCTAAGCAAAGAAGTAAAAGAAAGGTATCACATAGCAAAAGTAAACGAGAAGCGTTATAAACTATTGAAGTCATTATGAAGATAGGCATAGGCATAACAACAAGGAATAGGAAAGAGGTATACGAAACCTGCATAAAGCAGATAGCGGAGTACACCCCCGACCATATACTTTATACCTATGAAGATTGCAGCGATGTACCTTATACCGGGAATTGCGGAACGGAAAGAATAGGGGTAGCAAAGGCAAAGAACAAGTGCTTACAATATTTGTATGAGCAAAAATGTACGCACATATTTTTGTTTGATGATGATTGCTTTCCTAAAGACCACAACTGGGCAGACAAATTTATTAATAGTGGCTTTCCTCATTTAAACTTTATACCTATCAAGGGGCTTAACGTAAACATACTACACACCATCGGCAACGTAATTATAACCGATATGGTATTTGGTTGCTTGTTATACTTTGATGTTGAGAAACTTGGAGAGGTTTACTTTAACGATGAGTTTAAGATATACGGGTATGAGCATTGCGAACTAACAGAACGCATCTACCGAACTGGTAAACAACAATACAAATACATATCTTTGTCAGACGTAACCGATTATATATACTCTTACGATTATCATATGAAGTGGATGGAAGAACTGCCTAAACACCACAACAGCGAAACAGCATTTAGGAGTAGCATTGATGCCGATGAGTATAAAGAGTTAGTAGAAGCCAACGAAAAGATATACCACAACTTAGTAAAATGAATATAACAGCAGTAACAATGGGAATGGATGAGCAGAACTACAAGTATGCTCAAGGTGCAGCCGCAAGGGTTGAAAGGTTTACCGGGCTAAAACCTAACATAGTAAGTGAGTTTTATAGCGATAGGGAGTTTGATGACCTGTTTATTAAAATTATACATAACAAACTATTTATGTTTGATATGTTTCCCGATGCCGAAATGATAATGTACTTTGATAACGACTGGTGCCTGAATAAACCAATAGACTTTAGCCTGATTAAAGAGGATAAGTTTAATGCGGTATTAGATAGGTATTCGGCAGAGTTCTTACAAGTGCATTGCCGCAATATGGGAGTTGACGTAAATAAATACTTTAACGCAGGGTTTTGGGTTGTGCATCGTAACTTTAAATGGATATTTGACAAGGCTAAAAACATTTACCCATATAGTGCATTCTGCGACCAGGATTGTTTAAACAAGGTAATCAACGAACACGGAACACAACTAATGAACATTCTGCCTGATGATTGGAACTTTTTAGACTACCATCATTCAATAGGTAACTACAACGATTATACAGCCATACACAACAAGTCAGCATTTGAAATACATAAATTAGATGGAGCTACTATTTAACATAATTGGTTTTGCTTGCTTAGGCATAGTTGTCTCAATGCAAATGGCTCACGCTAACCAATGGCTACACGATAACTTACCATTTGGATATATAATACCATACGCCCTAAAGTGTAACAAGTGCCTAACCTTTTGGACTTGCCTTGCGTACCAACTAACAACCGTTAACCCAATAGAAGCATTACTAACCGCAGCAACCGCAGCAACATTATCAATTGTAATTTACAACCGGCTATGACACAAGAACAATTTAATCAACTCGCAACCTTTAAACCAATATGGGAGTTTTACTTTAAAAACTTCTATGTAACATCCAACCACGACCTAAACGGTTTAGCAGCACACTTAAAAGAAACAATAGGCTATTCAACTGATATGAATTGTAGTGCCTGTAAAGAACAAGTAATAAGATTAGGCAGAAACCTATACGAAGAAAATCAAAAGAACTATGAACAAGAAACTCAACCCCAACCGCATACTCAACCCCAGCCGCAAGTCAGTAGAAAGCGGAAAGGAAACTAACTTACAAATAGGTAAGCCACGTTCCTATATGCCTGATGAGTTAGAAGAAGCTATACAGGCATACTTCCAACATTGCTTAGACTATACAGAGCAACAAGCTACTGCTAAAGGGGATGTTGTTGATGTATCAAAGCCACGCATACCAACGATGGGAGGGCTTATGAACTTCTTAGATATGGATAGGGCAACATGGCATAGGTACGGAGAAGAAAAGCAATATTGCAACATTATAAAAAAGACGGATAACAAAATCCGTGAAGCTAAAGAGGAAGCATTGGTAAACGGGCAAGGCTCAACAACCGGGCTAATCTTTTATTTAAAAGCAAAAGAGGGGTGGGTTGACAAACAAACCGTTCAACATGAGGGGGAGATAACCGTAACTTTAAACTTGGACTAATGGAGGTAATTGAGATAAACTCAAAGTCGGTATTTAACCACAGGGGCTTTACCCGTTCAACAATTGATAGGTGCATTAATGCTGTTAAGAATAAAAAGGAACGTGGTTTTTTTATCGGGCTATGCAAAGCAGATGAGGTTATATTTGCTACTGAACTATACAACATGATTACTAAAGCCCAAAAAAATACTGGGAATGATGAATTTGTAATAGAAGTAATATAAAAAACTTGGACTAATGAGGTTTTACAAAGGAGATATAGTTGAGGTATTGCAGGGGGATAACAGGGGTAATAGGTACCGCTTAACAAATGTTAGGCTTAGTTGGGATAACGTTACTATTGTCCTTGATACTGGAATAAAGGCAGATGTAATGGGTGAATTAAGGTTTAATGTAGCAAGTGTTATGTTATACCATAGACCTTTTGTAAACCATTTAATAGATTTAATTACAAGGATAAAAACGTTTACACTATGAGAAACATTCTACTATTTATAATCATAGCCTTATTCGGCTGCAAAGAAGATAAGACCATACCGAAAGGGCAAGTGGTTTACAAAGTAATAACCAACGTTCAAACAGGAATAAAACCTATGGGAACTATTGATGACGTGATAACCTTAACGCAATGGGATAGCACCTTTGTCTTCAATGGAGAAACAACAGGCAGCCCCGACCTTTCCATCCAAGCATATCGCAAATACTTTATTGACTGCGATAGCATAGGGGATAACAATCAGCCCGGCTACATAACAACGCAAATATGGTACGAGGGCAACCTTGTTGCAAGCAACACCATATCAACCCCGACCTATGACATAGGGCAGTTTGAGTACTTGGTAAGTGAATGTAGCTACGATATAGAATAACTATGGAAGTAGAAGATAAAATATTGCAAGATATACAAGATAGGCTTATGCGTATGTTTTGGGAATTACCGGTAGGTGGCTATGCTGAAAATGGCTTAACAGCTTACCCGAAACAATGGTTTAAAGATGGTAATGTATAGTGAAGATAGCCTATAAACGCCCAAAGATAACAGACTACCAACGGGCTATACTGGATAGTAAGGCACGGTTTACCATTTGCGAAGCATCAACCAAGTCAGGCAAAACAGCAAGCCATATCATTTGGTTGTTTGAACAAGCCCTGCAATGCACCACTAACCAATCGGTATGGTGGGTAGCACCTACCTACTCTCAAGCCGAGATAGCGTTTAGGCGTATGATTAAGCAAGTAACGGTGCGTGGTTTCTTTACCATCAATGAAAGCAAGCTAAGGCTAACACTACCAACGGGGGCAATCATTCAGTTTAAGTCAGCAGAGAAGCCCGATAACCTTTATGGTGATGACGTTTATGCGTGTGTGTTTGATGAGTTTACAAGGGCAAGGGAAGAGGCGTGGTTTGCTTTGCGTTCAACACTAACAGCAACCAACGGTAAGTGCAAGCTGATAGGCAACGCCAAAGGTAAAAAGAATTGGGGGTATAGGTTAGGGCTAAAAGCCCGTGCCGGTGAACAAGATTATGAGTACCATAAGATAACTGCGTGGGATGCAGTAGAGGCGGGGATATTAAAACAGGAGGAGATAGAGCAAGCCCAAAGAGATTTGCCCGACCATGTTTTTAGGGAACTATATTTAGCTGAACCAAGTGATGACGGTAGCAACCCATTCGGGCTAAACTATATTAAACTTTGTTTGGCACCCATTCAAACAGACCAAGCGGTGTGTTATGGGGTAGACCTTGCTAAGTCAGTTGACTACACGGTAATAATCGGGTTAAACGCTATGGGGCTTATATGCCACTTTGAAAGGTTTAGGATGGATTGGGGCAATACTACCAAAAGAATAAAGGAGGTAATAGGCAAAACCCAAGCCCAGATAGATAGCACGGGGGTAGGCGACCCGATAGTGGAGGACTTACAGAATAGCGGATGCAATGTGATAGGCTTTAAATACAACGCCAACAGCAAACAAGAGTTAATGTTAGGGCTTGCCAACGCATTACAGAACGGTAGAACATCAGTCTTACAAGGAATACATCAGGAGGAGTTAGAAGCCTTTGAGTATGTTTACAGTTTAAACGGGGTAAAGTATTCAGCACCCCAGGGGATGCACGATGATACGGTTAACGCC